ATTAAAGCGCAATTGCCATAGCTACGGCAAATCCGGCTGTTGCCGCTGGTAAGTTAGTAAGTCCAGAACCGTCACCTGTAACTGCTGTTGCCGCTAGAGTGCCAGTGACAGCCACGCCTGTGGCGGTGGTTTCAAACTTAGTATTTCCAGCGTGGTGTAAATAAACAGCACCACCTGTAAAACCTCTTAGGTAATCATTACCAGACGCATCTTGTAGTTTGATTTGAGTTCCTTGAACAAGCAAATCTCCAGTTCCAGCATCTTTGATATAACTGTTAGAAGCATCATGATAAATCTGCAAGTCAGACCCAGCACCAAAGATGGCCTTGTCGTTGTCGCCGAAGGTCAGGTCGCCTGTCATTGCATCACCAGTTACGGCAACAAAGTCTGTGCTGTCTGACGTAGCTGCTGTACCAAGCCCCAATGAAGTACGTGCAGTAGCACCTGACTCCGCTACAAAGTTGGCACCATCACCGACAATAAAGTTACCATCCGTGACAGCCAGACCCGCCACATCCTGTAGCTGTTGATCCAATCGAGCATTATCAACCGTGCCCGAGGCTAGGTTGCTGGCGTTTAGTGCTGTCAACGCGCTAGCGTTAGCGGCAACTAGGTTACCACTTGCATCAAGAAATGACATCTTCTCCGCAGGAAGTGTGCAGAAAATAGTTTTTGTGCCAGCGCCCCAGTTAACAGCGCTGTCACTGTTGCTAGATTGCAAGATAACAGTTCTTGCCAAAGTTGTCCCAGAAGCCGTGTATGTGCCGATACCAACTTCAAAGTCGGTTCCATCACTGCACCCGTAATAGGTGGTGTTACTATCACCCACGCTACCAAAAGACTCAAACCCAGTTATCGCCCCAGCTAATGTATATGTGGCAGTTCCTGTGGTTGTAGTCGTTTCTTTTACACGATCTCTAAGAACAAGCGCCATGTTACTTCAACTCTATAGAAAGATTACCCGCGTTAATCCGGAAGATATCCCCTGTTGCGATTGTCTTGTTGGCATCCAATGCACCTACAAACAATATATTACCGCCTGAAGAGGCATCTGCTACGAAAGCATGCGTGATTGTGTTGCTGGTTCCAGTCGATGCTGGAAACTCAATGTTTGCTGAGTTAGTAGCTGTCTGAGTATCCGTGGCAACGGATGGAACTGTCCAAGCTGATGCGGCTACCTGCTGTCTAGCGTAGCTTCCGAAAGTAGCTTCCGTCACACTGCCAGCCTCTGCATCGCTCACGGCAGTGGCAAGACCGACATAGATACCGTCGCCAAGAGTGGTAAAGCTCTCCGCGTTATTTTTAAACAAGAACTGCAATATCGCGTGTTCTGTGTACGTTGTTGCTGCGTTTGATGTTGCCATCGTTTACTCCTTATGAACGGGGTCTGTCTGGTAAGCCCCTGCGATACGCATCGCTGTTTTCTCTGGCCTCTGCCAGATCCTTGATCCGAGTTAATGCTTCTGTGAACTGCTTCTCATACATAGAAAGCATGTCCTGTTCACCCTTCATGTAAGTATACGCTTCGACCAGCGAACCGTAAAGCATGGCATTAGGAGCGTTTTCACTCAACCATGTTGTACCAGAATCTGAGCCTGCTGTTAATGACGCAGGCTTATAATAATAATGTAGCTCTACTGGGTAAGCACTATCGGGTGTTGGTGCCACGATAAAGTTATCAATGTCAAAAAAGGCGTAATACTTAGGAACGCCAGTTGTTGCAGGGTTGGGGCTGTATTCTTGAATAAAGTTCACATCCTTCTGCAACAAAAACTGCTTCTCATTACTTACTGTAATAGACATTGAAAAAGACGCTAAATAGTCAGTGGGCACAGATAGGTATGGATCACCACCAGGGGACAATTCGCTAGTCGCATTCTTGCGAAATACTTCTAGGTCAACAAGTTTGAAGATACGACTCTCTGCGTTCTGGATAAACGTAGGAAGGTTTGTTACAAAAGAAGACTCGGTGTTTTCTGTGTAATCTTGAATCGCTGTCTTTAATTGTGCGTAGGTGTAGCTCATTTAATTCTCCAGAGTGACAGGCCCGGCAGTCGCATTGTCGCCGCCACCATGTACATTTCCTGTGGTCGCAGTGCCTGATGAAGCTGAGAAGGTGTATGTATTAACATCAACAACAGTTATTGAATAGCCGCTAGCGTTTTCCAGCACAGCTTCAGTAAACCCATCAAAGGCTTCAACCTTGCGGAATCTTACAGTATCCGACGTGCTACGTCCATGGGAACGCTGCGTCACCGTTATTGTGGCAGATCCTGACGCACCTGATGAAAAAGCGTTTGAGTCCAGTAAAACCTCCACAGGAACCTCAACCCTCTGATCAGGTCGCGGGTCACGCAAAGCCTGTGGATCAGGTCCTACATTTGGTGGTGTTAACTGCGGGTGCTTTGGCTCGTATTCATCCGGGCCAACCTTCAAGCCGTTCCATTCCACACGCATGTCGGCAAGCCTGTAGCGAAACCCAGATCTATCTGAGTATCCCCAAGAGTCTTTGCCCGATGCGTATCTAGCCATTAGTTAACCCTCAAATACTGCATACTAGGTTGTAGCTTTAGCGCTACGCGATCTTCATCCTCGTCCGCCGCACGTTGGAACTCTTCTTCGTACAGGTTCTTTAGAAGCTGCACCCGTTCCGGTGCTTTTTTAAGAGCAGTATAGTACGCAAGGCCTGCAACCATGCAGGGCAAAAACCTAAACGGTGCATCTGTTGTGTTAACCAAAGCATCGACATCTTCAATCCGTTGAACATAATAATATACCAATGTGTCTGTAGAGTTTTCAGGGGTGGGCCATAATGTGACTTCAGGAGAAACCTGCCTGTTATAATAAAACTGACTAGGGCGACCCTGCGTAGTTTTATTAGGTGTGTTAAGATACTCGCTTCGAGACATACGACTTAGTTCAAAGTCGGTGCCACTACGGCGAATAACAACGTCAAGAAGATCAGTGTAATCGGCAGTGAAGGCATATGTTGCAGTGCCTTGTGTCAATGCTTGTGTGCCTTGCTTGACTGTCCATAGGTTCAAGCCACGGTTAGCCCAATCAGCAAACATCAGGTTCATTGATCTACGCGCTGACCGAGCTTCATAACCAGTGCGAAGTTCTAACCCGCACCGCTCATATGCTTCTTCAATTATTTCTGCTACGTCGAGATCAAAGTCTCGTGAACCTGAAGTTGCCATTTACTTTTTCTTCCTATGTGTGCCGCCGTAACCTTTTTTGACCTTGTTGCCCTGCTTGTCTATTACACCACGTTTAATTAAAACATCTTTCATAGTAACGTCTCCGCTACCATCAGCGTCAGGGAAATTACCACCGCCCATTTTAAAACGACTGCGACTTGGGGCTTTGGTATTGCGAGTGGGCATGCTCATAGCACCGCCCATAGCTTTACGAGGAGAACAATTTGACATTACTTTTTCTTTCTCTGCAATGGTTTAACACGTCTTGGCTTACCCTTCGGCTGTCCAAGGCTTTTCTTCTGAGCTATTCTACTACGCTTTTCCGCGCTTGTCATTTCACTTGAGGTTTTCGGGGTCTTCGAGGACACTCGTTTGCTGGGGCGACAATACGGAGTACCCCGTTTTTCACCCTTGCTACGGCCACACGGTTTTCCTGTGCGGACGTCTTTCCAGTCTTCCTTGAACCACCGTTTAAGTGCGGCTCCTTTTTTCGTCTTTCTTACGGCCATTAATCAAGTGCTCCTTTTATACTTTCCATAGTTTCCTTCAGGGACGGCCCCGATGGATTTGGATTATACTTACAAGCATACTGGCGCTGGCAACCAAGATAAAGTTCTGTTGTGTGACTTTCCTGTGTGTTGTTAGCGCCTTCATAAAAGCATAAAATTTCTTTGTCAGATATTTTTTCCATAGCGGCAAGTCGACACGTTACCATCCTTGGATCACTTGCGTATGCTTTAAACGCAACGAACGCTATGATAAAAAACACAATTACGCCCATCAAAACGTACATCAGCATGAATAAACTATCGACGATTTCTTTTCGGTTAGCCGCCTTTTCTGCCGCTATCTGTTTCTGTCTTTCCTTGATAGCCTGTAAACGTCTAGCCCTCTCTTCAACAATTGACTTCCAAGTTCCACTACCAAATCGAAGGTCAACAAGCACACTAACTTCGTATAGCTTCTCTTTAGCTAACCTAGCGTCGATCATTTCTGTAGCTACGCCGCCAATTCCGTCCATAGCCGAAACGCCAGATTTTTTATTGCGTTCCTTATTTACTTGAGACTGCCCCTCAAATAAGTTGTCAATGTATCCGGCGATTTCACTGATGTCATTACAAGTATTGATACAAGATTTGATGGCATCTGTTGCGCCTTTGACGAGTGCTATGCCTGCCAATGCTGTGCTAATTGGTTCCATTTAATAAACCTTTACTTCCTTTGAATCTATTCTTCGTGGAACACAATACGCAGTTGCTCTATCCTTTGGGTCTAAATAATCTTTGTAGCTGTAGTTACCAAATCGTTTAGTTACCTGCGACGCAAAGTAATTACACTCCGTAATAGAATAAAAATACAGGTCTGCACTTTCTAGCCTTCTAAGATCTCCCGTGCCTAAATACACAAGAAGTAAAAACACATCGGTCATCACACGAGTTTCATGCGACAAATACCGCTATCAATATACCTTGGTTGTTCGGTACTTATAGGTTCCGCCAGATGCTTTCTTGGTTTTGTTTCCCCAGTTCTTTGCGCCGACTTTACGACACTTGGCGATTGCCCCGCTTGCGTACGCTGACGGGAAGACCTTATATCTGCGTTTAACTTTTTTGTAACAGGCATCTTTAGGCATTCCTTTTTTTCCTTCCTACAGAACCAGTCGTCTTAGTATTACGGGCTTTTTTGAATTTTTTCTTTTGAGGTGGCTTTGACACCTGCTGACGTATCGACCCACGCGAGATTGCCATTTCTACCCTCCAAAAAATCGTCCCACAAAACTGTCAACATCTTGTGGTTTTCACTAACCTTCTGCGTTATTACAGCGGTTTCGGTTTTTAACTCTACAACGGATAATGATATCCAAGCCACTAAACCCAGTATCGCAGTTGCAATAATATTTAACATTTCCATCTCCGTCGTGCCGCGCAAATACGTTTTTTAGGGGTTTTCTTACAACTAATACCATGCATCTTCATCTGACCAGCAGACCTAGCGCAGTAAGACTTCTTGCGTTTGCCACCCTGTGGTTGCGGTGCCTTGAGCTTAGATCCTGTAGCTTTGTTATACTTAGCGCGGCCTTTTGCCGTGAGACCAGCGCCCTTGGATGCTGGTAGCTTCTCACCCTTTTTAACCGACAGGCTAACTGATTTCTTTTTCTTAGTTGCCATTACAACCTCGAATCATTCTTTATATAAATAAATTCCAAAGAAGCTGAACAGTCAAACGTGACATTAGTAGTTGATTTAGCGCGAACCTCAATGTCTGTCTTTTCTGTAAACCGTAACGGAAAGTTATAGGCCTGCAACTGGTTGCCGTCCACCAAAGTAATACGTTCTTGCGTATTAAACACGCCGCCGTGGGGGCGGGATACGATAGCCGTCTTTAAAAGCGCTTTAGTGTTCGAGGCGTTACCTGTTGATACGTTGGTCTGCACCAAGAAAGCCGTGTATCCCGCAGGGACGGTCCATAGGCACATCAAAGTCTGATTATCGCCATCTCCGTCAATACTTAAAAAAACATTTGCAGGAACGCCAGATGTTACAGTGCCTGTTCCAGCGCGGATGATGCCTGCGTTTTTCTCGCCAGAGCCAGCCGTCAAAACAATCCCGCGATTTATGCGAATATAAGAGTTTACAGTGGTAACAGGGGTTTGGCCGTTAAGTATAATATCCTCAGAAATCTCGTTGTAGTCTGCGTCAAGACCTTGGATATTAATTGTCCGCGCACCTGTGCCTGCCGCAGTGTCATTCGCACTAGAGCTTGAAACAGTCATCTGTGTTGCTGAAGTTGGGTAAACGTATAAACCACCTTCTGCCCAGATGGTCTCTTCTGTGTTGCTTACCGCTGCGTTGTTGCCGAACTTAAATTTAAGCTTGTGGCCGGGGATCTGCCCACGAGCGACCTGTAGCTCAAACGGTTCGCTTGTGCCAACTTGAGTTATAGATCGTATCTCGTGGACAGACATTGTTTTACGCCAAAAAGATTGTAAGTTCGGCGGCAGTTCCTGAAATAGCGCTTACATAAGCACCGCTTTCAGCAATGATACCGTCTCCGGGAATATTGAGCAGAGTGTGCCCAACCGGAAACTTCTGCTGCAAAAGAGTCGACCCGCCATTACCATCAGTAATAGTGAAGGCACCCGCTCCTGTGCAGAAGACACCAATCTGTTTAATCCGTGAACGCCCGGGTCCGACAGCACCCGTAGCGGTGGCATTGTAGGCTTTTACTGGACCAGCCATTTAAGCCTCCTATCACTGATCTGCAAATGCCGGGGCAGTCGCACCCGATACAGTCCCCCAAATTTGCCAGTTGGTTCCATCCAGAGCCATGATGTGAATCTGAGCAGCGGCAGGGACATTCACCTGTACTTTTGAGTTGGAGTTACCGTCAGAGAACACAACAGAAGCCGCACCATCATCAGTGTCGTTGAACGCGACGTTGCCGATGAAGAAGTTTGCATCTGCACCAGTGTCGACGATGAAGTCGGTTGCGTCTGCTGCGCCGCCGCCGTAGACAAAACTGAAATACGCGCCAGCTACTGGGCTAGGTAGTGTGTAGGTGTTGTCTTGAGTGCCGTTAGGAACAACTAGAGTGCGGCCACTGTGCGTGGCATTAGTGAGCGTTACATCGCCATCTGCCAAAGATACTGGGGCACCGCCGTATGTGGTGATCTCGGTGATCGCACCTGTGGTTGTGTTTTTTGTTACGGATTTAAAACCGTTTTGAGAGCGGACTGGACCGCTAAAGGTAGAGTTAGCCATTTCATACTCCTGTCGTGGCTGGTGTCAGCCGCACAACGCGGCTGTCAGGGATATCTTATTATACATAAAAAAAGGGCGACTGCAAAGCCGCCCTTTCATTATCTTTGTGTCTTCACTAGGCGCCCGGTGAACCGAACACAGCGCGTGGATCGCTAAAGCCAAAGCTGTAACGCTCACGAGCCTTGAAGCGCATGTTGCCAGTGTCGAAGTCTGGGTCCATGCTTGTTGCCAAAGGCATACGCTCGAAGTGCTTGAAGCCGTTCGGTGCATCTGTTTTGATGAAGAACGCATCTGCGTCTGTCAGGTAGTCGTTGACTACATAACCTTCTGGAAGCATTCCAGATGACTTGATGGCGTTTACATCGTTGTCCGCAGTACCAACACGAAGGTTAGATACAAGCAGACGCTCTGCAACGAATTGCAGTTGACGCGGAACAATCAGCTTCATTCCTTTAAGAGCAATAATCAAACCGCGCTCATCGACGTAACCAGCGATGCTGATCAGTGCGTCTTCGAGTGAGGTCTCATTAAGGTCAGCGGCAACACTCGGCTCGTTGGCAAATGTGCCACCGTTTGTGAGCGGATGGTCAGTAGCCATAAGAGCCACGCCATCACCACCAGCGAATGCGCCAGCAGTAAAGCCGTTGTTAAGGACAGATGCAGCTTTAACCTGCTTAGTGTGTGCCATAGAACGTGCAAGAGCACGAGTATAGCGAGCACCAAGACGATCATAGAGGTTGTCCTCTACTGCTTCTTCTGTGATCGAGAAGCCCATAGCAACGGTCTCGTGGTTATACCGAGCGGTATAAGCCTCGTTCGCGTCGTCATAAGAGATTCCTGAACCTTCCTGCTTAACAGGAGCGGCACCGAAACCTGACAGCATAACTTCTTCCTCGAATGCCCGATCTGATGACTCGGTGTCGAAGATTTCTGCATGCTGGCCTTCGTAGCGACCATATTCCATACCAAAGAGAGCGTTAAGACCCGGCTCTAGTTCTTTGGCGAGTTGTGCGCGAGAAATAGCCATTAGTTAGCCTCCCTAAGAAATTGCCGCTTCAGAATCAGCCTGAAGCAGTGCATGGTTATTGATCATCACAATCACAGGAAGTCCAGCCGCTGTGTAGTCCTCATTATCAGCATCGCTAGCGATGCCCACAATCTTCAAAGGAAGAGATGCGTTTGATGAGTCCAGAGTAGCTACATCCAACTGAGCGTTGGAGATACCTGTTGTTGTGCTACCGCCAGCACCACTATTGAACTGTGAGTTCTCAAAGATGGCTGCTTCAGCAGTTGCCTGATTTGTGAAAGAGGCGTCTGTACATACTACAAAGCGCTGGAGCGGGTTGTCGTACACATGTCCGATAATATCGAAATCAGTGTCGGCACCTGAACCTGGCCAGTAGTTTGAAAAGACTTTCTTTCCTGTGGTCGAAGATACATACTCACAACCAGCGAATACACCCAGAAATGCTACCGTGTCTCCGGTTGCAGAACCGATGGCAATTGAGCCACCGTCTACTGCTTTAACCGCAGAACCCTGATAGATTGCTGACGCGTCACTAGCGATGAGGTATGCATTAGTGCCGCCTGTAGCTGGTGTGCTACCTGCGGTATTGATCGGCTTCAAGCCGAACGCAACATTGACATTTGCCATAATGCTACCTTTCTCTATGTGTTAGATGGCTAACGATCTCGTCGGCCACCGAATGATACATCACTTCGCCTATCGTTATGGATAGGCATCGAGGGATGTTGTTCCCTCATCAGGTTTTCGTCAACGGCCTTCATTTGGTTGCGGGTCTGATCCCGATAATATTCAGTTCTTTCCTCTACCGTTTCTTCGGGGATGCGACATAGCATTAGTCCGCCTACGCCAATCACCCCTGCATTCTTACCCTCTTCCAACACTGGGTAGCGATTCACTTCGTCCGGATACTCATCCGCTCGAACTGGTTCCCATCCCTCACGCAGCTTGGAATGTACATTCGTCTTATCTTCCTCTCCACGAATGGAAGTTCTGATCCAACGATGCTTATAACCTGCTGGTGCATCTGGTGCCGCCAAGTTAGAAGGTGGTGCCCAAGGCTTACGCCGTTGGGTAGTTGCGCGTGTTTCTGCTTCGCGTTTAGTTCTTTCAGCCATAATTTTAATCCTTTACGTGTTTTGCATATTCTTCGAGCGGAACATTCAACCGTTTCGCAATAGCAATCTGCGAAGGAGTCAATTTGACTGTTCTGCGCCCCTTTGGTGACGACGACTTTGAAGCCGTGGACTCAGCAGAAGCGACTCTGGGTCCTGAATCGCGCTTTGCTTCCTGAAACTTATGCGGAAACTCAGAGCGAATTCTTTTGTCAAGCTCAGTATAGTACTCATCTGACGTCGGGTCAAACCCTTCGTCCTCAATAAGCTGACGATGTACGCCAAAAGCGGCATACGTCATCGTCTGATCTTGGCCAAACCATTCATTCTTAGACGCCCAATCCTCGGCTTTAGCATCAGGCTTTGCCGGAGCTTGCTGTTGGACAGGCTGTTGTGGAGCTTGCTGTTCTTCCTGTGGGGCGGCAACACGCTCTTCATTACGACGCTTTGCTTCAGCGTATCTTGCTTGCTCTAGCGCAAGCTGGCTAATCTTCTGCTGTGCATCAAACATAGCATCAGAGTCACCGTCTTCATACGCTTTCCTATACGCTTCTTTAGCCGCAATAACGTCAGACTCTACCCGATTACCAAACTCACCCACATAGGATTCGTCCAGCTTATTCAAGCGAGACTTTAATTCTTCATTCTGCTTTTTTACAGATTCCGCATATTCAACCGCCGCTTGACGCTGGCGCTCTTCTTCACGGAAACGGTTTGTAAGCTTACTGATACGACGCTTAACAGAGTCTGAGTATTCCTCAAGCTCCCCAGCGGGTTTCTCAGCGGCTTCTTCCTGCGCAGGCTCTTCCGCCGCCTGTTCAACAGGGGCTTCTTGAACTTCCTCGGTCTCTACGATTTCAATTTCTTCTTGTTCAGCTAGGTTTTGCATACTACGCTCCGTATGTCTTTATGTCGTCTGGATCGACAATGGTTGCAATGACCTCATCGTCATTGATGATGCGAACCTCACCGCCTTCAATATTAAAGCGAGATCCGGAATACCGACCAATACAAATCCAATCACCCTCTTTACACCAAGGTTCGGAATCAGCACCAAATTTGTCGGGATCTTGATATGCGAGCGGGCCAACCTTAACAACGTAAGCCACAACAGTGCCCCGTGCTTCTCGGTCTTTTGCTTGGTCTGGAATAATAACGCCACCCTCAGACACGTCTTTGCCTTTATACGGCATGACAAGTATGCGCCAACCTGTTGGCTGTGGGATTCTTTCTGTGAGGGGCTTTTGTTTTGCTTCTTCTTCAGCTTTTTTCTTGGCTTGCTGCTGCCTGATTATATGGTCAGGTACGAATAGAGTCTTCGTCATAATTATCCTTTTTTAGCAGGGTTTGAAGTTCGTCTAACGCATAGGTGAGTCCCTGAATCTCGCCTATCATAGAACGGTAAGCTTCCATGTCGGAAGCTCCACCGCTTGTCACGGAGATGCTAATATCATCCACGCGATTGTGCAAGGTTCTTTTATACCTTGCTATAAATTGTATAACATCCATTATAATTACTCACAGTCGCAATGTGTGTCCTGACAGTCGCATGGCTTCTTAACCATTGGACCACCCGCTTCCCATGCAGAACAACTGTTACTAGCACTGCACATGAACTTTAGCAACTGACAGTAACCTACTTCGCCGCTGTCATCCTTCATGCACTGTTGCATGCTAGGGGTTATGTTGAAATAAGCGCACACACCACACGACTCATCTGGGTTTACAGCCGGACCATACTGATGATCCTTGATCGCATACCGACTGTTCTCCTCGTTTGTTTCTACATCCTGTGTCGCAATAGGACATGCGTCCTGCATTTTGTCTACAGGGATGCCATCTTGAATTTCTTTTGATAAGTCCATCCCGTCAGGGATTAGTTTGATTTCTATTTTCATGTTACACTATCCGTAAAAAGGGAATTTAAAATTCACACCCATTGTATTACCACCACTCCCATTTAAATCCGGTGATTCTAAATAGGGTGTGATACTGGGATTGTTGGGGTTAAAATTGTCGCTGTTAGGAATATTTAAAAAATCTGTGGTTGAATCAATTCCCCTTTTTAATAAATCGCCTATACTAAGATCCGAAACCAGTATCGCTTCGGCAGGGGAAGCTCCTTGCAAGCCCGCTGCGCCAATATCAACGCTCAAGTTAGGGTCAGGAGAAAACCTTTCTCTAAGAGAACCAATACCCGATGCTATCGAATCCATTGTGTTTTGCAAGAACTCGGGTGTTTCAACCTTGTACGCACCGCTAGATGTGTAACGCGGATCTTCCCCTGCAACGGAAGCAGAAGCAGGGATCATTGCCGGAGACCCAGCAGGTAAGTCACCCAATCGAAGTTCTTGACCTATACCCAGCATATTTCCAAGCATATTGTTTGACAGTAGCTTTTCAGCCATGTTCATATCTGCCTCGGCTTTAGGTACACTTTGTACAATACCGTACTGAGTTATGTCTCCTGAACGCATACCGGGGCGAAGCTGACCTTGCGACATAGGGTCAAGATAGCGATCCAAAGTAAGCTGCATTATACCCTGACGCTGTTGAGGACTCATAATATTAGAGTAGCTTAAATTCTTGGCGTCAAGTCCAGTCACTTCAGAAAAACGGTTTTGAAAACCGTAGGGGTTATCTTCAGTAATACCCATCTCTTGCATTAAATTATTACGCTGCGTTAGACTTAGGTTGTCCTGAGAATAAGACGGGCGAGTGTTTTGATTATAGGTCGCCTGATTGTACGCTGTCTGATTACCGACAAAACGTCCGCCGCCTAAAGACTGACCCATACTAAGTGAAGGCTCATCATTACGATTATCACCGCCTACTACGCTAGCGTTTGAAAAACCATCGTCAGAGGAAGCGGGAGTGGAAGGAGAAAAATTAACGCCATCCCTAGAACTGCCAAAAGCCTCATTCTCGTAACCCGTTGCCATTTATCTTGTTCCTTTGAACTTACCACCTTGAATAGCAGCACCCATACCACGGCAAGACATGTACTTACCGTCCTTGGCCTTAACTTTAGGAGCCTTTTCATCATCTTCGATCTCACGAAGACTAGGAGCTACCCTTTTGCTTTCGTTCATGTCGCCTTTGCTTGGCTTTGGCTTTGGTAGGACGGTCGGCTTCTTGCTTGCTCCGCCTTTTCCATATTTCATCTTGTTCATGTTATTCTCCATTATGACGGAACCGCCATCCCTGCGGCTTCTACCTTTATTTATAAGCTGTTTTGCCTCGCTAGTCGAGACACCAATATCTTTTCCGAACTGTGCGGCTCTAGGTCGTGCCATCAGATCAATCCTTTTCCGTGTTCAGCCATACCGCAAATGCACCTGTCATGGCCCCCGTGACTACACTCACCAGTGCCGACTGCTGTGTAGTCGGATCCGGCAGAAGCATAAACCATTCCACTACCCGCCATGCTGATACCGACATCATCAGCATCATAAAACGCGGCAGTATCTTCCACGCTAGTATTCTTTCCATTGCTACGGTCACGATTCTTCCTCGCTTGTTCTTCCGTTGTTCTGTTGCTCATATCCCACATGTAATACACTACTTCTTCCCGAAGAATTTAGTCGCGCTACGAACACCAAAAGAAGCGGCAACGATAACGCCCAAGGAATATTGATACCATTCAGGCATTGAATTGAGTTGGGCGAAGCCATTTGCGACAACCTCCTCCATACCGGGAATAAAGGCCAAGATCAGTGGTATGCTAAACAAAATTACTAGCCACTCATCAGCCCACGAGTTGCTTTTACTTTTTGCCATCTCAAGATCCCAATCGATCTCGCCTGTGGCTTTCTTCTGCATGACAACAGCTTCAGCCTGCGCCTTGGCAACCTTGGTTGCCGACACAGCCTTCTTCTCTTCAACCTTACCCTCTAGCCATGTGCTAGCCAAAGAAGATATAGGACCTATCAACGCCGCTATCATTACACTGTCTCCCCAAACACGCACATAGCTTTATACCTATGTGGAACAGGTGCCATCTGCCTTATGTCCGCCAACATGTGAACTACTCTTATGTCACATTCTTTTTTAGTCTCGTATGGACCATGTGTATCCGTAAATTTGACACACGTATTAGCGTAGTTAATCGCACACGCTAATACAATAGCCTCAAACATTACCGATCCTTACTCAATGCTGCCTGTGTGTTAATACGATAGATATTAACATCGTTACGGTCACCAGCTATTTGTTCCTGCAATCCTTGGCGTTGCTGTGCCAGTTCATACTGTTGCTGTAGCTTGGCCTGATCAATCTGGAAGTCCATAGCGTCGTTCTGCATCTTACGCTGTATTTCCTGCGTATCGTTCTGCAATTCCTGCTGACGAATGGCAACCAACGGATCCTGTTGCTGGGCTGGCTGAACCATAGGCATGATCTGCTTCATAATCTCTGTGATTTGCTGGGCAACAGCAGACTCGATCACAGCCGGATCTACTTGAGGAACTGGCTCACCTTGTGCCTGCGCCTGTTGCGCCGCATTCTCGAAGAACGCCATGATCTGATCGCGCGCCAGCATAGATACGTGCTCTTGTACGTGAGCCTGCAACAGCAAGAAACCCTGCGGATTGGCAGAAGCAACAGGTGACGACAAGAACATAGAGTGCGCCATGATGTGTGACTCATGATCCTGCTGTGGAAACGCCTGCGGCGGCATACCTTTAACAGCGTTTGCGTTCTCTGTCGCTGGGTCAACTGGTTGCGGCGGCTGCGGCACTGGTAAAATACCGTCGATGTTCTTCACATCCAACGCATCATACATACGACGATAGGCTTCGTACATGTTATGCATCTGCGGTGCGGCTTGAGCCAACTGCAACTGTGTCTGTGCTAGCGACAAACGCTGTGACATAGAAAAGATTGATGGATCACTGGCAGGCAATACATCAATACGACCATCAAAGTCCTGCGCCATAATCTCAGCAGGCATGTCCTGCCCAACAAAGTATGGGTATGGCACTGGATTGTCACTGAACACCTGCGCCAGCAAACGGAATTCCTGCTTCTGAGCATAGTGCAAACGCTTGTGAATGCTTGATATGATCTTCGAGCCTTGCTCGATCAGTGCAACGGTTGTCCCGACTGGGGCTTGTGAGTTGACATCGGCGATTTTTGCGTCTGCAACCTGTGCAAATCTCCGGCCTGAATCGACAATAACGCCCAGTAATTGAGCAAGTGTCCCAGAAGGTTCCTTGTATGGAAGGGGCATAAGAGCATTCCGAAGATCACCACCGGGAGCATCAATATCACGAAACTCGCCGGGACTAAGCGGCTCATCATCATTGCGAATACGAACGCCACGGGCTTTAAAACCAGCAGGAAGATTAGAGAGCGTCCCCGCATCGATGAGTTGTCTAAGAATCGAAGTCGCGGCACGAGACAATCCCCCTATCGTATGCAACAAGCCAAAGCCGTAAAAGCCAAAGCCGGGCAAAAACTTATAATGTACAAAATACTGGCGCTTTTTCTTTAAGGGATCCATTTCCCTATAGTTACGCACAATAGATAGTACCTTTCCCGAAGCATCGTCCAGAGTGACGATGTAGGGAAGCTTGATACCAGTTGGCTCGCCTTGCGCATCCATATCCTCAAAACCATCAAGGTCAAGCTCAGTGTGGATTTCAAGTAAGGTATATACGTCATCCGAATACGATGGACGAACGCCCTGAAGCTCATCCTCAGTTTGTTTAATAGGTCTTTCATCTTCCTCATCCGATGCCTGTAGCTCAATGTCACGGTAAACACCCGCAACCTGCATCTTACGCAATTCATTCTCGGTCATGCGAACAACGTGCGTCACGCGCTCGGCAGTGCCCAAGTCAGAAGCAGAATACGGTACAATCAAATCATCAGCAGGAATGAACTTAGATACAGCCCGATCCTTGCCTGCGTCCTGATATACTTTCTTAAATGTAGAACCCGTCAACGGTAGGTAGAACAACATCTGATCCGTGTCAGGATCAAACTCTTCCATCACTTCCGTAACCTGATAGTTCATGAAATCTTTTACACGCTGGGCTTGATCTTCACGAGCCGCGTCAGGTGTGCCAGCTATGTTCGTCTTCACAGGTCCGCCAGCAGGTATCATCTCTTTGTATGCCTGCGCCTGAAACTGCGTGACAGCCTCACTAAGCAACGGATGGTGAACACCACTAGCACCCAAGAACGGAGCACTCCGCTCCTCGTAGTTAACACCCAACAACTTCATACCACTCGATATGGCATCTTCCCAGTCAGACCGAGACTCACGATCATCGTCAACCTTATCACGAAGGTCCGAGGACAAAGAGCCAAGTTCGGAATCACTCAGAACCTCGGCTAAGTTAGCACCGTGGTCGTACATCTCAGCTTGGATCTCGAACCCCTGCTCTTCGCCCACAAGTTCTATGCCATCAGGTAGTTGATCCTCGGCAGGTAACTCTACTTGTATTTCTTCAGGCATCATGTTCGCTGGTCCGCCAGCGCCCATTGCCATGTCAACCATCTGTGGTGGTAGTGCCATTAAAAGGCTCCTTGTTTATCTTTTACGAATATAACTTAAATACGTTGCCAATGCCAGACCGTAGGTCAACCTTGCCGCCAGCGGCATATCTTCGAGGTATTATGGTCTCATCAGGTATGGACGTAAGGTCTATGTATGTTAGTGGGTATCCTTCTATCTCGTCACTTACTTGATTAACATTTGCAACTAAGTCGTCCATAGAAACAGTTCCTGTTTTTAGCTCAGGGTACTGCTGTTTCAGTTCTTTAATAACTTTTTCAGGTGCGTCTTTGTACCCAAGCTTAAACATCTCAGGACTAAAAGGTTTATCTGTTGTTAGCTCATCTCTACGGATTTCAGCGATATCTCGATAGTCGGGGAAGTAAATACGTTTTAAGTTATTCTTCTTAGCATCCTGAATAGCCATCATGATATTATGACGCGACGCCTGCATCGACGTTTTGAACGGCTGTGCAGGTACAAACTGAACATCGGTATCTCTTACAGGTATTCCTACCATACCCGTGTCAGGTGCGTCGTACACATATTGCACAAAATCGTCAGGCAAATCATCGAAAACTTTATTTTTTAGATTCTGTACCTTGGCTTCAGCCTTTTCTTTTTGACGTTGCGCTTTCATATAGTCCTCACGAGACGTAATTCTCGATTGGTCTATTTCTTTAAAACGATTTTTATTGTCAATAGCACCCTTAAAGTCAACAGTGCGATTTGATATCGACTTTGAAAACACATCTCGAAGTCGTTGCACTTGATCTGGGGCGGCGTCAGTGTTGTTATACACCGCCGCAACAGCATAGTCTTGAATCTTCTTAGCCATATCGGCGGCGGCGTTTCCTACTGGAATATTTTTTATTGGTACCCCAGTCGTTGGATCAAAGTTCAGCTGGAATAACTCCTCGGGTGAACTTCTAAGAGCGTTATCAAGAGCAAGCCTTGCCTGACCCTCGTTTAAATCAAACTTAATCGTAGCATCCTGAACAACGGAGTTAAGAAAGTCAGGGGCGGCGACGCTTAGTTGAGAGTCAATAACTACTGGATTAGCATCGTTGAGACGTAAGTCTCGACCTATTTGATAAAAGACATCCGCAGACTGGTTCAAGGGCACCGTTAAATCCGACAGGCTTCGAGCTTCTGCATCAATAGACTTAGCGTCTATGTCTGCCTGACGCGCTTTTAGGCCAAGATCCATCGCGTCCTGTTGTGCCGCTCGCATAGCCACAAAGGATGGCTCATCTCGCAACTTTTCCAACCTAGCGTCATAATCAGCTTTTCTCCGAGGCGTTAAGGTAACATATTCATTTATTACCTCCCCGCGATCATTGGTTACCTTAAGAGTTTCTCCTTCACCCATCTGCTGGAAAATATCAAACTGATTTTCTTCCAAGATCCTAGAGTCGCCGCCAGCTAAATCATCCCTATGATCACTGTAACGGACGTGGGCAAAGTTACCATCCACACCCTGAGCGTGAGTGAGCGGATGATTCTTAGCGGCAGAGGGCGCGTTCTTGTTAGACACAACCAGCATACCATAATCTTTTTCCCGATTTATATTGGCCCCAGTTTCCGCGTTGGCCATAAATCTTTGTGAACCCTCTGCAATAAGACTGCCGTCTAAACGATCACCCGGTACCAAACCATCATCAGCGCCCTTGCGAAGCTTTGTAATTTTTACTTCCGGATTGTTGGTGTTAAAATAATCAAGAACCTCATCAACATCCATCTTACGACGAATGTTACCCTTGGCAGTTAGAAACGAAGCCAAACCGCTCGTGTCTAACTCGGCTTTAGTAACAGAAGGCTGGTTCTTCAAACGAGCTAAATACTGCTCGCCAGTCAAACCCTTCTTGCCCAAACCCATCACAGACTCGGCATTGTCCAAAGCATTACGAACAGGTGAGTAATCAGCCTGATCAGCCGCAAAAACAGACCCAGAAGGAACGCCTTCTTTCGTAACAGGGTTTAATCCAGCACTTTCATTTGAAGCACCCGGTGCACCAACCTTCTTCTCAAGAGGCACAAACTCATCCGAGCCAGCCTCCTTAACCATAGGACCAAGTTCCGAGGGCGAAGAATCAAGTTCCGCGTTTCCTGAACCCTTATTCTCGATCCCCGAACCTCGGGTCTTGGTCTTGGTAGCCCTTGCGAAAAGACCAGCTAGGCCAGACATGCCAAAGTCCATGCCAAATCCACCCGCTACACGACCAATCATCTCAGGTACAGTGTCAGTAGGACGACGGTAATCTACACCTATAGCCTCGCCAAGATCAGCGTACTTGTCGATTAAGTAAGCAGATCCACCAACAGGCTTTTCCGGTACAGGAACACCTACACCACGCATCGCCATTGTGGTCAAATCTACAGGAGCACCGACCAAATCAAACGGGGCAAACTTAGCCCCCTCAACCATTTCTGGAACCTCAGTAGCAATCCGCTCCCCCACGCCAGCCAAGTTACCCATGCGCTTCTTAAAGCCTTGAGCAAACATTGCACGCTGTTCAGTAGGGGTAGGTTGTGCC